GCCTGACGAGGTGGAAGAGGCCTCGGAGATGAACTGTAATAAGATACTCGTGATCTTATATTCATGGTAGGCCTTGAGTATTCCATCAGAGAGTGGCTTGCACTCTGATAAAGACGGCCCGAATGTGATAGTTCCCTTGGAACTGCCATTGATACCGTCCTTCGAAAACTGGAATTTGTGAGCCTTGCCTGATCCTCCGGCCATATTGCCTCCTCCTCCATTATTTCTCCTTCGTCGTCGTTGTCTTCGTCTGCGCTGTGGTGCGCGACTGGTCGTTGGAATAGCCATGAGCTGAACTCGTGGAGCGCGTCTTGCGGCTCTGCGAGTGCGTCTTCGTTGTAATGCGACATTGCTAACCGCGACCATACTCGTTTATTATCTCCCTTAGATTTTTCGAAATTTTGAGGTAGACAAAGTAAATTGCCAATATTGATACAGGAATGCTGGAAATAAATCCAGAAGCAAAACCTGAAAGGAATTTGTAATCCGTTGCAATTTATCTGTACGAGCTAGCGTAATCTAATAAACTAACTACTATTAATACTAATACTACTATGGTTACTATGAGTGCTTCTATTTTGAAAGTATCGGTAGCGACACAGAAGTTCGTGCTACACTTGCAATTGAAAGCAAAGTTTTATCTAGTAAAGGCGTCAATCTCTTTACGCCGCGGGGTTCGATATGGACCGTCAGATTGTCAAAATATCGTTCGACAAGGACCTGTGTCTGAGGGTCAACCCCACTGGACTCCCAATAACTCAACCTATTATCCATTGTTATTGGTTCTTCGACTCGCTCTTTCCTGAGCCCGAGTTTGTCCTGCGTTCCAAAAGAGACAATTCTTTCTATTGCTTCTTGCGATACTTTCTTGTACCCCGATGCTTTAAATAGGCATTTATGATAAGCATCAAGAACAGGTACACCACTATTCAAGATCATACCGCATTGGGCGGTAGCACTCATGAAAGTTTTGACATCTTCAGCTGATGCCATGGAAATGAGGGAATGGGCGTCTTTGGATATGCTCTCTGGTTTACGCACCATTCTATAATAGCCATTAATTTTAACTGGTTTACTTTGACAAAACTCTATCTGTCCAATCTTGTAGACAGGAGTCTCTATCTGCATGTCAAACCCATAGTCTTTAAACCAGCTGTGCATGTGTTGGAATTTGTTCTCATCTTTCCGCTCACATATGATAACACAATCATCGCCATTGTTGCAGAGTTCGGCTTTGACTCCAAGTGTCTTGAAGTAGTAGTGCATCATACCACACATGATTAATTTGTTGCCAGAAGAGGTGTTAATGTCGCCGGACATTCTATGTCCTTTGACCTTGAACTTGAGGATTTTGTCTTCAACAAACAGCATGATTCTATTCTCTGTTTGCCAGTGTAACAACTCCTTGAGAATGGGATCTTTGAATGCACCGTTGTAAATCGAGTGCTCCCATTGGAGTGCTTCTACCCCCACGTGCTGATCAAATCTGCTCGCATCAACACCTATTGCAACTGGTCTCTTAAATTTGGACCATTTATTGGCTATTATCTTCCCAACTTTAAAACTGTCATATCCACTAAGAACAGTTGGGGATTCAAAGGTTGAGTCGATTGCATGCATGAATTTCTTCTCGTTAAATTTCAATCGACGTCCCAATTCAACATTGTATCTTTTGTTTCGGGGACATATCAACCTGGGTGCTATCTTCTTACTCATCAGATGTTTTTCCATCTTGAGAAAGGCTGTCACGTTAGCATCACTCCTTTCGACTGCCTTCTTTTTGAGGCTTTGAACAGCTGCATTGTACAGACTTCTCTTTCCAGAGTGGTACGTTGCAGCAAGCTCCTCAGGAGTGTGGGTCCTTGGACAACCAACTTTGTTGACTATTGAGTCTCGAAAGTAATTAAGATTGGAAAATATTCCTTCTTTGTTCTTGTAAGGTAGCACTACCTCATTTCCTTTCCCAACGGTGAACACCCTACGTTCAACCGCCACCAATGCATTATGTAAACTGGGATTTGGGCATTGGTAATCTAGACCTAAAGTAAACTGCGAAAGAAAGCTAATTACACTACGACTCTTCCTAGGTGTAGCTCCACTACGCACCACGATCTCTGGCAACCCCAAAATAGAAAACGGGGATTCAAAACCAGAGTCGGAGCAGAGCCCCTCTAAAAAACCTCAGCGTTTAGAACGCCCAACTCCTGCCTAATTTGCCTGGCTGCAGGAGAATGGACAATCTTCGCCCTTTCAATATCATTCTTAAGAGGGATGGGCACCATTGTCATAGCATAATCAACCAGCATTGCAGTACTGGTCATATCAAGCTCTAAGTCTTCGCAGAACTTGAGAGCATATCGGTTGATGGTAGCATGACTAACATCAGAGCCGTCAATAAGGCGCATGTTATTGTTGCGAATGTGCTGCCTTATGTAAGAACGAGCATCACCATAATGCTCAGGCCTGACCCTTCTCATCATTTTTAATTTGGGTTCAGGCTCCAATAGCTCCCCGTCTTTATCTTTCTTGGGAGGGAGCTTCTCGCCAGTATCCACCTGGACAACATCACAAATTGAGATAAAGTCAGGGATGACATTTACCTCGTTTACCATTTGACGGACAGAGTTTGATCTCTTGGCCGCCTTGGCCTTCTTTGAAGCAGCCCTCTTAATGTAATTCATGCGAGAGGGCAGAGTGTTGAACCACTTTCCGAATGGTGCCTCACCGATATGCTCTTCATAAGCATGTTTGATCATTTGCTCGGTGGCGGAAAGTACCTCCTTCTTTTGAACGAGGTTGATGAACTTTTCAATCCTGTTAGGATTGTCAAGCGAGTAATCACCAGACCCTTTAATCAAGGAGGGTTCTGGGTCCATTAAAGACAGGTTTTCAGCTTCTTGAGCTGCTACCTGGAAGTCATCAGACGACCGGAAACTGCCCATAGGAGCGCATGGTTGTGGCCATGTCTTTAATGGGGCGCCATCCCTTAACAGGCGCTCAAATTCGTGCTTGGCGATTAGCACGTCGTGTTCGGCACTTGAGAACTGTTTTTGCAGTTCCCACTCAAACTCTTCGACGCCATACATAGCGTCGTAGCACATGTCGACAAAAGCGTCATGTGCAGCAAACACGCCCTGGAGCTCCCAGAGCCAGCGTTTGAGAGCATAGTAAACATGCCTCGCCCTATTATAACAAAAATGAATAAAATCTTTGACCACCTTAGCGGTGGCCGACACTAAACTATCGAAATTAAACATTAAATTAACTAGTATTTAAACAACCAAACACTAGAGATACCTCAAACACGATACGAAGGTGCCGGGAGGTGGATCTTGTATTAACTCTTGATGAATTAACTCTTGCTTGCAAGATCACTTCTGTAAAG